GCAGCTACAGGTGGTTCTTATACATCTCCAGCTACAGCTATGGTATCAGGTGACTATGGTTGGTTTAGCAAGGCTTCAGTATAGTATTAAGTACTCCCCTAGCAATAGGGGGGTTTCTCAAGTCTATTCATGGTGAGTAGGCTTGACAAACCAAACTACTTTGGAGAATTAAATGTCAGACACAGGCGCACTAGCAGTAAGATTTTATAGTAAGGAACTACAAAACGATTTTCTAACCAATAAAGAAGGCAGACCAATTAGCTACATGGCTGACTTTGTTAGAATTGAAATACCAGGTAATCAACTAAGTATTATTGATACCTTTGTGAATAACTCACATAAATCACAATTCCCTACACAATGGGCAATGTATTTAAACGAAAAAGCAGATGGCAACCACAATCCTGATAACGTGCAAGGCACACTATTAAGAGATTGGCCAATTCTCAATGCTGCACAAGCTACAGAATTAAAACACTTTAAGTTCTACACAGTAGAGCAAGTGGCAAATGCTTCAGATCAACAACTTATGGCTATCGGTATGACAGCAGGTATGTCACCATTAGCATTAAGAGATAAAGCTAAAGCGTTCTTAGAAAACGCTAAGGATTCATCTTTTGCACAAAAACAAGCAGATGAGCTTAAATTAAGAGATCAACAAATCGCTGATCTTACAGCTCAAATGGAACGTATGGCAAAAATGATGGAAGAAAAGGCTAAATCTGATAAATCTGAGGTTAAATCAGAAACGAAAGAACCTAAAAAGGATTAACCAATGGCATCAACTCTCTTACAACTCGTACAACAAGCTACAGGTGAAATGGGTTTAGTTCAACCTACGCAAGTTGTAGGTAATACTTCTGCCGATATTATTCAAATTTATGCACTAATGAATTCTATTGGTTACGAGATACAAAGAGATCACAATTGGGAAGCCTTAGATAAAGAGTATAGATTTTATACTGTTTACGAAACACTTACTTGTACCCTTGTGGAAAACTCTGTCAATGTCACAACTGTAGAGCCAACCACAGGGTTAAGTAATTTATGGATTGTTACAGGCACAGGAATTAACCAAGATACTTATGTTAATACTGTTACTGGTGCTAATTCACTTACATTATCACAAGCTGCAACTGAAACAGGCGTATTTACAATTTACTTTTCACAAGCTAAATACCCATTACCTAGCGATTGGGATAGACAAATAGATCGTACACATTACGACAAGTCTAAACGCTGGGAAATGATAGGCCCTACAAGTGCGCAACAATGGCAGTTCTTAAAATCTAGCTATATTTCAACAGGCCCTAGAATTCGTTACAGAATTTTAGGTGGATATTTCCAGATATGGCCTGCAATGAATACTGATGAGTATTTAGGCTTTGAATACATGAGTAACCAATGGGCTGATTCGGCTGCTGGTGTACCACAATCGTCATTTTTGGCTGATACAGATACTTGTATATTCCCTGATCGTTTAATGGTTACAGCACTTAAAAAGAAATACTTTGAAATTAAAGGTTTTGATGCAACTGCATTTACAAGAGATTATTTACAACAATTATCATTCGCTAAGGCAAACGATTCTGGTTCAGCTACATTGAGCCTTGCTCCAGTACCAGGATCAGTCTTAATTGGATTCGAAAACATCCCTGACGCTAACTACGGACAATAAATAATATGTTTCCAGTAAAGAAAAGATCATCAGGAAGCGTATCATTACCAGCACCAGTAGGTGGATGGAACGCTAGAGATAGTTTAGGAGATATGCCTGCTACAGATGCAGTTTATCTTACTAACTGGTTTCCTGCTACCACAGAATGTATAGTGCGTAAAGGCTATGCTAACTGGGCTACAGGCATTACAGGCACAGTTGAAACGCTTATGGATTACTCAGGCGGTTCTACATCTAAACTATTTGCTATTGCTAACGGTTCTGTATATGACGTAACAACGCAAGGTGCAGTAGGTGCAGCAGTATTAACTGGATTATCTAACTCAAGATGGCAATATACCAATGTTGCTACATCTGGCGGTAATTTCTTATATATGGCTAACGGTACTAATACACCTTATTTATATAACGGTACTACATGGACAAGCATTACAGGTGCTTCTACCCCTGCTATTACAGGTGTTACCACTACAGAATTAAATTGCCCTATATTGTTTAAATCACGAGTGTTTTTTGTTCAAAAAAATACACTTAAAACATGGTATTTGCCTGTTAGTTCAGTAGGTGGAGCTGCACAATCTATAGATATTAGTTCATTTGCTTATAAAGGTGGTTACATTGTAAACCAAGCTACATGGACATTAGATGCTGGCTATGGTGCAGATGATTACTATGTTCTTTATACGTCTAAAGGTCAAGTAGTTGTATTTAAAGGCACAGATCCTTCATCAGCAACCACATGGTCTATGATTGGAGTATGGGATTTAGGTACACCAGTAGGCACTCGTTGTATGTACAAATATGGTGGTGATTTATTATTACTTAGCACAGATGGTGTTACACCTATGGCTGGTGAATTGCAATCATCAAGACTTGATCCTAGAGTAGCTTTAACAGATAAAATACAATGGGCTGTATCAGAAGCTATTAGTTTATACGGAACGTCTTTTGGATGGCAAATGTTGTTTTATCCACAAGAAAATCAATTATGGCTTAATGTTCCAATTACAAATGACACTCAACAATTTGTTATGAATACTATTAACAAAAATTGGTGTAATTACACAGGATGGTCAGCTAATTGTTTAGAGATTTTTAGAGATGAACCTTATTTTGGTGGCAATGGCTTTGTAGCTAGAGCATATTACACAAATGCAGACAATACGAGTAATATTGTAGCTACTGGATTGCAAGCATTTTCAGCGTTTAATAGTCCTGGTCAATTAAAAAGATTTACTATGGCAAAACCTATTTTTAGAACCACAGGTAATCCAGCTATTTACGCAAACATAAATTTAGATTTTGATTTAAACGATCCTTCTACTGTTTTAAATTATGCACCAACAACATCCGGCACTTGGGATAATGCTATTTGGGATTCAGCTACATGGGGTGGTGGTATTTCAGTATTGCAACAATGGCAAGGTGTTAATGGCGTAGGTTATTATGGTGCGCCTATTGTTAAAACAGCTTCACAAGGTATTGATACTCGTTGGGTATCTACAGATATAGTTATTGAAAAGGGTGCAGTCTTATAATAGTTCAAGGCCAAGAGGTAGGCAAATGGGTAAGTGAAAAGTCCAGAGGTGAATGGACACACTTATGTCAAGCTATTGGTCAAGAAACAGATGGTAAATTAGTTATAGGTGTCATTTATAACGGTTATACAGGCAATTCAATTTCAATTCATTCAAGATGTGATATACCAGCAAAAGTTTCAAGAGAATTCTATTGGGCAATATTTAATTACCCATTTAATGTATTAAAAGTAAAACGTCTTACAGGCGTAGTATCTACAGCAAATTTAAAAGCTCAAAGATTAAATGAGCATTTAGGTTTTCAACGTGAAGCATTGTTAAAAGATTACTTTCGTGATGGTGATGGAATTATTTATGTAATGCGACAAGAAAATTGTCGTTTTTTAAAACTTGGAAAAAGATATATAAAGGATAAAGTATGAAATTGTTTGATTTTAAGTGGTTCTTGCCAGCATTAGGTAATTATTTTACATTTTATGATTTTGGCAAAGATGAAGCTCCACCACCGCCAAACTATACAAAATTAGCTAAAGACACACAACAAAGCAATATAGATATGGCTCGTATGGGATTGGCTGCTAATCGAGTTAATCAACAAACACCTTTTGGTGGATTGTCTTATTCACAAACAGGCACAGATGCCTATGGCAATCCTACATATACTGCTACACAAACTCTTTCACCTGAACAACAAACTATTTACAATAGACAATCAGGACTTACTAGCGACATTTTAGGTGCTGCACAAGGTGGCATGGGTAATGTATATAATTCACTTATGCAAGGCGGTGTAGATCAATCTAAACTTGCTCAAACAGGTATTAATCCTGGTGAAACATATTCAGATGCTATTATGCGTAGACTTCAACCACAGCAAGCTCAAGAAAAAAATCAGTTTGATGCTCAATTAGCTAATCAAGGTATTGCTCCAGGAACAGAAGCATATAACAATGCTAAACGTGATTTTGACCAAAGACAAAATGATAAATTAACATCAGCTATTGTAGGCGGTATGCAAACAGGCTTAACTGCTAACCAACAAGGTTTCAATCAAGCTCAATCAAACTTACTTAACCCTATCAATATGGTTAATTCTTTACGCACAGGATCTAACATTACTCCAGCTACTTATGCTAACTCAGCTAATATGGCTAATGTTCCAGGCGTAGATTATATGGGAGCAGGTCAAAATCAATACAATGCTCAATTAGCACAAACTAATGCTAACAATGCTGCTACTAGCGGTTTTTTTGGTGGGTTAATGAATTTAGGTGGTGCTGCTATGATGGCCCCAACTGGTACTTTCTCAGGCCCTACTGGCTTAATGTCATATTTTAAATAGAGGATAACATGGCAGAATATCAAGATTTAAGCGGGTTGCCTGCTGACGATACAATGGCTCAAATGGAGCTACAACGTAGACTCAAAATGGCTCAACAATTGCAACAAAGCCAAATGCCAGAAGCTCAAATGGTAGGTGGTCGTTATATTGCTCCTTCTATTACACAATCTTTAGCTAATTTAGCTAATAAATATATTGGTTCTAAGACAGAAGAAAATGCCATGAAACAGTTTGGTGATTATAACAAAGCTAAAGAACAAAGAATGGCTAATGCTCTGAAAACGCTTGGCGGTGCTTTTGAACCTAAAACAATTACTAATACTACAATGCAAGCTCAAGATGTACCATTAACACAAGGCATGAATGTACCTACATCACCTTTTCAAACATCTGAACAAGTAGCACCTACGTCACCATTTGATACACAAAACATGGCAGGCACTACTACACAAATGAATCCTGTTACATCTACATCTACAGTTCAGCCTACAACGTCAGACATAGAACAAGCATTTTCTAAATACGCATCAGATGTTAGAGATCCAAAATTACTTGCTTCTATTCTTACTGGTAAATATGAAAAAATGCTTAAAGCTAATGAGCCAGTTAAACTTGGAGCAGGCGAAACTGTATTTTCTTCTACAGGACAAAAATTGTTTGGCAATCCTAAAGAAGGTCAAAAATATACAAATATTCAAACAGACAAAGCTGGTAATACATTTGGACTTAATACAGAAACTAATCAGTTTGAACAATTACCTGGTGCTAAGATGGCTACACAAACTTGGTCTGCACCTTACAAAGTTGGTGGTGAGTTTGTTCAAAGAGACGCTAATACAGGTGAAATTAGAAAAGCCTATGGAACTTCTGAAGGCGATAAAGCACCTGCTGGATTTGGTTTTGTTAAAGATGCTAGTGGTAATAAAAAATTAGATGTTAATGGAAATCCAATATTAACAAGCCTTGTTGGTGGCCCAGCAGATAAAACACTTAATCCTACCAAAGAACAATCTGATGCTTATACATACTCTAATAGAATGGAATCTTCTGATAAAATTCTTAATGATTTAGAGGGTAAGTATAGTCCATTAGCTGTAAGTGCAAAAGTATCTGATAAAACAGCTCTAGTTCCAGGCGGACAAACTCTTATTAATAAAATGCTATCTCCAAATGACCAAAAAGCAGAGCAAGCACAACGTAATTTTATTAACGCTGTATTAAGACGTGAGTCTGGTGCAACAATTCAACCTTATGAATTTGATAATGCAAATATGCAATATTTTCCACAAGAAGGCGATAGTCAAGAGGTATTAGTTCAAAAACGTGCAAATAGACGTGAAGCTATTGACGGATTAAAAAAAGCAGCAGGATCTATGAATAAACCAACAGGCGTAGTTAATTTTGAGGATCTAAAATAATGGATGTTAAATTACCTGATGGTACTGTTGTTCAGAATATACCTGACAATATTACAAAGGCTGAATTAACTGCAAAGCTAAATGCTAATGGCTATAATTTGCCTATAGAAGCAATGCCTGCACAACCAAAGGTAGAACAACCTAAATCATATTCTACTATGGGTGCTATAGGCACAGGTGCTATGAATCTTATACCTAGCACAGGTAGGTTATTAAAAGGTGCTTATCAAGCTGTAAGACATCCTATAGATACTGTAAACACTTTAGCTGATTTAGGTGCAGGTGAAATTTACAAAGCATTACCACAATCATTTCAACAACAATTAGACAAAGCTGACGTAGCATTGGTTGGACAAGATAAAGCACAAGAAACTAAAACAAGAGCATTGAATTTAGCTAATGCTCTCAATGAAGATTACGCTAAAAAATATGGTTCTTATGAAGGTTTTAAAACAGCTTTTGCAGAAGATCCAGCATCTATACTAGCTGACGCATCTACTGTATTAACAGGTGGTGGTGCAGCATTAAAAGCAGGTGGCCTTACTAAAACAGCAGATGTAGTAAATCAAGCAGCTAAATATAGCAATCCATTATATCTTGGTGCTAAAGCAGTTCAAGGTGCAGCATATATTCCTAGCCAACTTACTAAAGGCACATTAGGTGTTACTACAGGAGTAGGAAAAGCACCTATAGAAGAAGCTATCAAGGCTGGTGAAGCTAATGTAATGTCAGGTACAAAAACATTTGTTGAAAATATGCGTAATCCACAAAGATCAGACGCTGTAGAAATTGCTAGACAAGCATTAGACAATATTCGCCAATCTAAAAACCAACAATATCGTGGTGGCATGGTAGATATTTCTAAAGACAAATCTATCCTTAATTTTGATGATATTGATTTAGCTAGAATTAACACAGAAGGCATTGGAACATATAAAGGCAAAGTAGTTAATGAACGTGCTGCTAATGCAATGAATGAAGTTAAATCTGCTATTAATGAATGGAAAAATGCAGATCCTGCTGAGTTTCATACACCAGAAGGCATGGACAAACTTAAACAAAAAGTAGGCGGTATTTTAGAGTCTATTCCTTATGAACAAGGCACAGCTAGAACAGCAGTACAAAACATATACAATTCAGTAAAAGGCACTATTAGTAAACAAGCACCTACATATTCAAAAGTAATGTCTGAATATGGTGAAGCTAGTGATCTTATTAAAGAAATAGAAAAATCATTATCTTTAGGTAAAAAAGCTAGTGCTGATACTGCTATGCGTAAATTGCAATCTATTATGCGTAACAATGTTACATCTAACTATGGTCAAAGAGCAGGTGCAGCAGAAGAACTTATAAGTGCAGGTGCATCTGAATTAAAACCAGCATTAGCAGGTCAATCTATGAGTGCAGTATTACCTAGAGGATTAGGTGGCCAAATAGAAACTTATGGTGGTCTTTTAGCTGCATTATCAAATCCATCAGTATTAATGGCAGCACCATTAGCATCACCTAGAGCTATGGGTGAACTGTTATACAAATATGGTCAAGCTAAAGGTGTAGGTAAAAAAGCATTAAATCAAGTGCCATTATCAGTAGATCAAGCTAACAAAATTGGTACACTTTTATATCAAATGAATCAGAACAAGGAGTAACACATGGCAAGAAATGGATCAGGAACGTACTCGCTTCCAGCCGGTAACCCAGTCACCACAGGAACAACCATATCATCTTCATGGGCTAATAATACCCTATCAGATATATCTAATGCCCTTACAGCATCTATTGCTTATGACGGACAAACTGTTCCTATTGCTAACTTGCCTATGGGTGGTAATAAACATACAAACGTAGGTAATGCTACTGTTAGAACTAATTATGCTTCGGCTGCAGACGTTCAAGACGGTTCAATAACCTATCTTACAAGCGTATCTGGAACAAACACTATATTAGCTACAGGCCCTGTAGGTATGGCAGCTTATGCTACTGGTCAAGTGTTTACATTTATTGCTGCAGGTGCTAACACAGGTGCTACCACTATAAATATTAATAGTATTGGTGCTAAAGCAGTTGTGAAATTAAACGGATCTGCACTTGTTGCAGGTGATATTCCTTCAGGAGCTATGCTATCTGTTTCTTATGATGGCACAAGTTTTCAATTACAAACTACATTAGGCGTAACATCATTTAGTGGTGGTGTAACAGGCTTAACTCCTGCGACAGCTACTACAGGTGCAGTTACATTAGCTGGCGTATTAGGCAAACTTAACGGTGGTACAGGTGCTTTAACAGCTACTATTACTTCCGTAGCTAGAACATCTAGTGTATCAACAATTACAACATCTGGTAATCATGGTTTTGTAGTTGGTGATTATGTAACAGTTGCAGCAGTCACTAATGCTACTTTTAATGGTAATTTTACTATTACTGGCACTCCAACAACAACATCTTTTACTTATGCTCAGGCATTAGGTAATGTTACAGCAACAGCAGATACAGGAACAGTTACAGACTTATCTTATGTAAATCTTACTACAAACGTCACAGGTATCTTATACCCTAATTTTGGTGGTACAGGTGTTGCTACAATCCCTACAGGTAATCTTGTCGTAGGTAATGCTACTAGCTCAGTTACTACATTAGCTCCATCAGCTAATGGCCAATCAGTTATTGTAACAGCAGGCGCATCTGTTAGCATGGGTTCACTTGTGCCTGGTGCTAGTTATACAATTACAACGGTAGGAACTGGTAATTGGACGGCTATTGGCGCATCTGCTGCAACCATAGGTGTTACATTTACTTGCAATACTACAGCACAAACAGGAACAGGTGATGCAACACTTAATACTTTTTCTACTGGTTCTTCTATAGTTACTGCAACTTCACAAGCTACTACATCAGGAACAACTATAACATTTTCTAGTATTCCTTCTTGGGCTAAAAGAATTACTGTTTTATTTAATGGTGTATCTACAAGTGGTTCATCTGAAGTTCAAGTTAGAATAGGATCAGGTTCTATACAGGCTACTGGTTACTTATCATCATCATGGCAAGGAAGTGCAGGTACTACTTATTCTACTGGATTTGGTATAGATGGTTCTGTTAGTTCTACATGGCTTAGAACTGGTCAGTTAGTAATTACAAATATATCAGGAAATATTTGGATTGGTTCAGGAGTTGTTGCAAGACTACCAGGATCAAGTGATGTTGTATGGGCTTTAGCTGGAAATGTTACTTTATCAGGAGCATTAGATAGATTAGCTATTACAACTGCAAATGGTACAGATACATTTGATGCTGGTTCTATTAACATTATATACGAGTAAACTATGAACGATATAAACCCAGTATCCTATGGCAAACTTATAGGCAAAGTAGAATCTTTAGAAGGTAAAGTAGAAAGCCTTGAAAAAGACATAAAAGAACTATTAGAATTAGCCAACAAATCTAAAGGTGGCTTATGGACTGGCATGATGATCGCATCATCTATTGGTGGCTTTATAGGCTATTTTATGCACCTGTTTTCAGGAAAATAAAATGAAGTTATTAGCCTATATTACGGTATTAGCTGTTTTATGGGTATTGTTATTAGAATATCCTTATGCTCAAGAAACAATTAAACAAATGAGCATGAAAACAGAAACAGGCGAAATAGTACTTACTACAGAAGAATGTATCTTTAAGAAAATGGGATTACAGGGCTACGAATATGCAGCTTATGCTACTGAAATTGGCCATGCTAATCACGAAGGATGCTGGAAATCTGATAGTTACGAAGGCAAGCATGCAGTCTATATATACTTTCCAGAGATAAACCAAACAGCAGTATTTGATGCTAAATTATTTCAACCGAAAGCAAGTATTTAATGTGGATAACAGAAGATTCTATCGCAGCTTTATATACCGCATTTATACAAATAGAACCCTTCGTATCTATGCCATTTCCACCTGCCAAGCGTGTAGAATTTGTGGTATGTAATAACCCTGAACTATACGGTCAATACGAACCAGAGCCACACACAATCACAATTTCATTAGGTAAATGTAGTCATTTAGATACTGTTATAAAAACGCTTTTACATGAGATGATTCATCAAATTATCTATATCAAATATCCTACATCAGAAATATACTTATCCCATAAAGGCGAATTTAAACGTATGCAACATAAGGTTGCTAAACAATTTGGATTTGATCCGTTAGAATTATGAAAATATTAGAAAAACTTAAAGAATTATTTGCTAAAGGCCCTAAAAAGCCTAAACCTAAAACTGACACACCTGAATTACATCATCACAATCATGGGAGTTCAACAACATAATGGGTAGCTTAATCTCACTTATATTACCAGCATTAGTTCCTGCATTTACAGATGGCGTTAGAGGTATCTTTGCCAAACTTACAGGCGGAGCTGGTGGCCAACCACAAAACATGCAAGAACGCATATCTCTTATACAAGCTGAAACAGAACGCTTAAAAGCATTAGCTCAATTAGACACACCTAATGGCGAACCTTCTAAATGGATTATTGATCTTAGAGCTTGCTATAGATACGTTATCGTATCATTCATACTAATTGCCACTATCTTTGTTATCTACTCACCTAGCGTTTCTGTAGCAGTCGTAAGCGTATTCCTAGACATGACAGGTGCTTGTATGAGCTTTATCATTGGCGAAAGAATGTACTTAGCTATAAAAAGATGAAATTACGATTAGAGAGGTTTGAATATGGAAGCACTTATACTATCGGCAAATTCTACATTGATGGTGTTTATCATAGTTTTTCTTTAGAAGATGTAGTAAGAAAAGGGGAAAAGGTAAATGGACAAACAGCTATTCCAACTGGCACTTACCCTGTCATTATTGATCTTTCTGCTCGTTTTGGTAAGCAACTTCCCCATGTATTAAGTGTACCTGGCTTTGAAGGTATTAGGATTCATCCTGGCAATACATCTAAAGACACAGAGGGATGTATTTTACTTGGCACAGCATGGACAGGTGGAGATTTTATAACCAATTCTAAAGTGGCTTTTAATACTTTCTTTGACAAACTAAAGGAAGCTCAAACTGCCACATTACTTGTATGTTAGATTATTTACTTTGTAGTTTGCTTTGTGCAGTCGATCATTTAAAATATGTTATTGCAATATTTATGGTTTTTCTAATATATAATAAGGCATGAATAAAACATGCAAAATATGCTTGACAGAAAAAAATACATCTGAATTTTATTATGGCACATTAACTTGTAAACCATGTTATAACAAAAAATCTATAGCATGGACTAAAGCTAATCCAGATAAAGTTAAAGTTTCTAGGCGTAAGTCTAAACTTAAAGAGAAATATGGTATTTCAGTAGAAGAATATGATAAGATGTATGCAGAGCAAAATGGTGTCTGTTATATCTGTCATAAAGAACATTTACGCAGGCCACTAAATGTAGATCATTGCCATAAAACAGGTAAAGTAAGAAAATTACTTTGTGATAAATGTAATATGGCTTTAGGTTTAATAAATGATTCCATTGAGCTTTTAGATAGATTTAAAAAATATTTAAAAGAAACCTCATAAGGAGAATATCATTAAAATATTACTTTTAGACATAGAATGCGCACCAAATTTAGCAACAGTTTGGGGAATATGGGAACAAAATATTTCTCTTAATCAACTCTTAGAATCATCTTACACTCTCTGCTATGCCGCTAAATGGTATGGCAATCCCAAAATTATGTTTGATTCTGTTTATAAAACAGATAAAAAAACAATGCTTAAATCTATTCATGCGTTAATGGATGAAGCTGATGCTATTATCCACTACAATGGCAATCGTTTTGATATACCAATGCTTAATAAAGAATTTTTAGAAGCTGGTATGCCACCACCCAGCCCTGCTAAACATATAGATTTGCTTACTACTGCTAAACGTCAATTTAGGTTTGTATCTAATAAATTAGATTACATTGCACAGCGTTTGGGATTGGGCAAAAAAACAGCACATGAAGGCCATGAGTTATGGCTTAAAGTAATGAAAAATGATCGTAAGGCTTGGAAGATCATGGAAGAATACAATAAGAATGATGTTGTATTACTTGAAAAGGTATATGACAAGTTTAAAGGATGGATTAAATCACATCCTAATCATAACGCATATTCTCCAGATGTATGTTGCCCAAATTGCGCATCACGCAAATTACAAGCTAGAGGAACGCAAAGATCAAGAGTTGCTGTATATCAGCGTTTTCAATGTCAAGAATGTGGTAGCTGGTCTAGGACTATAAAAGCTGAAAAGAAAAGTAAAGAATCGTTAGTAACTATTTAAGGACTAATATGGCAATTACAGCACAACAAATATGCGATCACCTTGTAGGTAAAACTGTTGTGTCAGCCGAATTAGACTATGGCGATAATATTATTATCTTAGAACTGTCAGATTCATCATACATAGAAATAAGTGGCGAAGAACTATCTATATACGCTGAACTTAATCAAGATGATGATACTATTCATTAAATAAAAGAAAAGGGCTTAAACAGCCCTTTCTGTGCGTTTTGAGTACCGTTAAGCCTACGTTAGAGGATGTAATAAGTTTAGTATTTTTAGGCTTTCTACTAAACGTGTAGTAATTACCAAATCTAGGTACTTAATCATCTGCCATTTCAATACGCTGCA